TTCACTCATCGAAGCCCATGTCTTGCCTTTCATGTTGGCTCTTGTGCGCTTGTCCATTTCAGTACCGAGCAGCGAAGCAGACGCCCCGGCCAACGATCCTGGCCGACCCATGTAGCGCGCCATATCTAGCACATCGAACACTTCTTTGAACCCTAGGTCTGGCGGAATATTCCCCTTCTCCCCTTCAGCTCCGAGCACGGTTAGGTCGTACCCCGCGTTAGCCATAATAATCGTCTTACCCCTAAGTATACCCCAGTCGAACTCTTTAGGGTCCCCTGCATACTTAGTCCCATCCGAGCCCGCTATTGTGAGCATATAGTTCTCCGAGGCTCTTGAGTACTTCCAAGCCCCCATCGTTACTATACTCAACTCGGAATCGTAGTAGTTCTCAGTGTCGAGTGCGTAGATTGTGTCTTGCATAAAGCGTGTTGAATTTGTGGGGGTCCGAAACGGAGTGTTAAACAGAGGGCCGCCAAAAAGACCCCCGTCGCAGGTTCTCTCTGCGCTCTAATCTCCGCTTCGGAAAGTGTTACTTCTTATCGTCCAACTCAAAAACAGCTGCTTCGAACCGAGCTTGTAGGACTCTAACAGAACCGTCGTTTATTATGGTGGCGTCTACGCGAATGCGGTCCATTTCTAACTCCGAAGAGTGTAAATCAGTCTTCTGAAGTCCTGGGCGCTCTACCCTAACAATGTAACCACCCAGTTCGCGTATAGCCTTAGCCTCATTCTCGAACCGGACATCTGTAACGGCGATGTCATCGTAAAGGTTGTTCGCAATCCTATTTTTGAGGTTCTGAACCCACACATCTGGATAGTAATTTCTGAAAATTTCGGTACCCACCTTTTGAAGTATCGACCTAGGAGTTTCATACGGCCACCTACCTAAAGGCAGTTCCTTCAAATTCGGGTCCATCATCTCCTCTGTCGTCAGCCCAAACACAGTGCAGCACACTTCTTTTAGTGGGCTTGCGAAGGACATGACTGACCACCCTTGTAAATTATCACAAGCCGAGTTCTTCCCAGCCCCCTTCCTCCCCGTAATACCTACAATCATACTGGTAGTAGCGATTGGATTTCGCGGAGTTCCATTTCCTGAAGTTTGAAAAACGACTCTTTAAACAGATTAGCTTTGGCGCTGTCCCAGTCCCATATGCGGTCCCAGATGCGACCTTCGAATTTCCCAAGCATCGCAGATTCCCAGACAGTGTCTGCGTCCTCGTGTACGGATTCCGCCAGCTCTTTGCAGTGCCGATCTGCAACACTTCTAAGTGCAGGTATTGAGTTTGGGTTTTCGCTTGGGAGTGTGAATAGAAAGTTCATAACAAGGTGTGGTTGTGGGGACGGGGAATAACCCCGCCCCCCTGTTTATTTGTCTACCCGTTGATTATCGACGAGAAGAAGGTGGCTGCTTCGGGAGTGTGCTTCCCAGCAAACGCTGCCTTTGGTGCATACCAAGAGTTGCGGGCGTTCTTCTTGATCTCGCTACTGACGTGGTAGTGTCCTGTATGCAGGCCGTTGCGCAACGCCATTGCCGAATCGGTTAGAATTCGTTTACCGAGCGCAGTGTAGCTAGAGCTAGCCACGGTCCACATCGCCACCGTATAAAGAGCGTCCGCAAATTTGTACTGGAACAGGTCGATAAGCTCATCCCCTGCGTCCAAATTTTCGGGCAACTTAACGGCAAACGCAATGTGCGCGATTTCTTGGAAGTAGTTTTCGTCTCCGTATTGTAGGGACCCTCCTGCAGCGCGGACTTGCTCTGCAGTATCATATACTTCAGGCTGCTCGTTGTTGTCCCCTTCGCCCCACACCGTTTTCCGTTGGTACTGCTTTCGGAACTGCAATGGGGTTAGGTCCAGTGCGTTTTCCGGCTTTCCGTCGCTAAGGACAAAGGCCTTCTCAAACACTATGCTACCTGGGTGAAAGCTGTCAGCCAGAGAACCCACTTTTTGAACGAGGTTCAGCCTTGGAAGCTTGATGTCACTCATCGAGACTTCTCCGACTACTCCAGCAGCCACGGTAGGGGCGGCTACTACTGATTTTTCGATTTTTGGGGCGACCGCCAACGATACCTCAGCTTTGTCGATGTTACTAGGATATGATACCTCTGGCGTGGAAGCTTCGGTATTCGATGGTTTGGGCGGCTTGGCCGCGAATGATATAGATGCCATTTTTGGATGTATTGGTTGTTTGGGTTTATTTTGTCTCTCGCTTGAGGACATGGATTGTGCCATCTTGCTTGAGACACCCGGCGTCCGTAAGACGGTCGACGAGTTCTTGTTTTGCCTGGCCCTTTTTCCCTCTTGGGATGGACTCAGCAAAATATTTCTCTAAATCCGGCACGCTTACCTTGCTGCATGCCGCTAGAAAATCGTTTATAGAAACAGTGTCTTTTATCGCTTCGTATGCCAGTAACGCTGAGGTTATTGATCTCGCAGATTTCTTCTCTTGGAGGCGGAAACCTGGAAGCTCCCACCCCTCCTTTAGCGCTTTCTCCAAAGCCAATTTACGGATACCTTCGGCCCAGCTTTCCATTATTGGGGCTAAGCTCAAAAGCATTGACAAATCTTCTACGCCGCCATCCACTCCAGTAATTTCCTCGGGTACCGGAAATCCTGTTTCGGGGTATTTGCTGGCGATAAGTAGCGCCTTCTTTGCAAGCGCAGGGCATTTTGCCTGGTTATCGCAATAGTCACACACTCCCGGCTGCGGGTTAAATATCTCCCCATCTTTGGCCCTCTTAATTATAGTTTGCAGCCGAAGCTTCATCTTCGGTAGGTCGTCTTGCGTAAACTCCGCGTAAGACACTTCGTCTCTCACAGGGAGTAGAAAGTAAAACAGGACTTTCTTAACACCCTCGAACTTTTGAAAGGCTCCGATGGAGTAGGCCCAAGCTTGCGTGTTAACCTCAGCGTCCTCGACGGCTCCGTAGCCAGTTTTGTAATCGATCAAATACATGTCGCCGCTCTCGAAAATCACACATAGATCGCATGTACCAAAAGTAGATTCCCCACCACCAAGGTCTATCTCGAACCGGACCTCCTTGTGGATAGCTACTACGCGTTCACCTTTAGCGGCGATTATTTCCTGCACGTAGTCAAAGCATTTTTGAGCAATCGCCTGTTCGTCGGGGTCTACTAGACGGGATATATCCTCTGCTTCAAGGGCTTCGTGTATCCTAGTCCCACGATCGGCTGCCCAGTTGCTCCCCCCATTTGGCTTGTAGCCAGGGCATATTTCGAACATTTTTAAAGCTGAAGGGCTATGTTCCGCATGGTCTCGTGAAGAGTGATCTATGGCTTGGGGTTCTGTATTTATCGGCATCGGCGGGTTTTTTGTGCTTTCGTTGTCAGCTGGGTAATATACCCCACTTGCCATCTTTGACAAACCACTTTGGACTCCGTTCAAAATTTCTTGGGATTTTATTTTTTCTTTTACTGCCTTAGCCACTTTCTCCTCAATAGTCCCTTCAGCAACCAGTATCCGTTGAATTGCGGGGCTCTTCCCCCCAGCTCTGTGAATCCTACCAAGGACTTGCACTAAGGATTTCGCGTTGAAATTAGGGCTAATTAGTGCAGTTCTAGGCTTCAACCCCGTGGTATCATGCAATGACACCCCAACACCACCCGCCTCCATGTTACATATGATTGTGCCCGACTCGCCGGACTGGAACCTACTAATAGAGTCCTCTCTCTCGGATTCGCTTTGCCCACCTCTTATTATGGATACCGTTGCTTCCGTTTGCTGAAGTCTTTCTAGCAGTGCTTTTATCGTGGCATCGAAGTTTACGAACACAGCGGCACTTCTGCCGGAATCCCTGATGTCTTCTATAAGCTCTACCATTAAAGGTACTTTGCACAGCTCTACCGCTTGCCTAGCTCGAAGCTGTTTAACAAGCGCCTGCGCAGCAGGGTTGTTACTGTCTGATGCCATTTCACACTTTAGCTCTTCCAGCTCCGCGTCCATCTCTTCGTAGAGTTTTTGAATTCTACCTTGGTCTGAAAAGTCTAACGGGTCGTCTATGATAAGGTTTTCTGCAAAATGACCAGACATGTCTTCGATTGACATACGGCTACCCTTGCTGGGCATTATCTGGTCGTGTATTTTTTGTAGCGCCCCAGTGTTTTTATGGTCGAACTCCATGGCTCCCCATGGGTTCACCTTACAACCGTGGGCTCGGCACCAGTTCCAGTACTTCTGTAATTCAAACAACCCGAGGGCATACCCCACACCGCGAAGTTCAGTAGGGGAGTCTGCTACTGTTGCCGAAAGCATCAAGTTCATATACGGCTTAGCCGCGATGAGCATTTTCGTGTTCTTAGCAGTAGGGTTCTTGCACCTATGCACTTCGTCCCAGACAATAGCTGCCCGATTGTCCAGGTCCCACACCCACTTCTTGTTGTCCCACCTACCAAAACCAGTCTTACCTGCGCGGAGTTTCTCGTAGTTAATCACCCCCAAGCACTCTACTCCCTGCTCCTTCAGCTCTCTTTTCCAAGAAGGCATTACTGCTTTGGGGCATATTACGAGGACTGGCACCTCTAGAGTTTTGACTGTTACCGCCGCGCATAGTGTCTTACCAGTGCCAGTAGCAGAAGCGTCTAAAGCGGAACGATGGGTTTTTAACGCCTCACATTGGGTATGGAGTTTTCAATCAGCACGCCTCCTTCTTGAAGAACCGCCGCAACGTCCCCTTAACTGTCTGAAGCCGCGCTTTCGTAGCGGGCAGTGACAACCCCACCTCATCCGCTATAACCGCTACGCTTTTACCCTCGAAGTAGTATTTCTGGATGAGGGCCCGTTTTTTCTCGGGCATCTTTTCCAAAGCCGCCATGAGGCGCGGCATCCGTGGGTCGGCCTTCCTCGGGCGCTCGGGGATAATCTCTCCCCAGAAGCGCTCCATTGCAGCAAGCCTACGCTTGCGGGAGGTCAGGTGGTCGAGCGCCTGCCGTCTTGCGGAAACGTGGAGGAGGGTTCGCATGGTGGCTTTCTTCGGGTCGAAGTTGGCGATGTTTTTCCAGACTCGGATAAGCGTATGCTGAACAGCGTCCTTCGCTGCCTCCTCACATCCAAGGATTGATTCGGCGGCTTTGGTGAGGCTATGGAAGTTCGACTTCACGGTTTCGTTGAATTCCTCCTCGGTCATTTAGTCCCCCTCTCGTAGGCTCTCACGGCGATACGCAAAGCGTTGATGAACCTCGCAGTCGGCGCGGTATCTTTCCATGATGGTTGGTCCCAGCGGGCGATGAGTTCATTGGCTCTTTCAATGATTGATTCAGTTAAACTACTAATTTGTGCTAATTTAGTAGTTGCCTCGGCCAGTTCGGTTTCGCATTTTGTCAGGTCTGAAATAGCCATGTCATGTCCTAGATCAGCCTCTTTTGCTAACTCCCTCGCCTCGTCTCGCTCAATTCTAATTTGATGTGCCTCGTCAAATAGCTTGTCATATTCGGAATCAATCCTTTGCAATGCTTCAGCTTGCTCGCTTAACATTTTTAATTGCAAATCTTCAAATGTTGATTGGAGCGTTGAGACTTGTTTAATCGCCCAATCGCGTTCCTCTCTTGCCTCATCGCGCTCGGCTATTGCCTTGGTTTTTTCGCCGAAAAACTGGGCGGCATTCATGGATTCAGTTCCCCAATGCACTCGCGCCTCGTCGCGTTCGCGCAAAGCCTCTGCTAATTTACTACTAACTTCTTGCAGTTTAGTATTTGCTTCGCCTCGCTCGCGTTCAAGTTTGCGAGATATATCTGACCTGACATAGTTACCCTCTCCTTTGATGTAGTATTCTGCGACATCCGTTTCTGGGGTAGTGGAAAAAAACTTCGTCACAGGGGTTTCAACCCCGTTGGTTATTTCAATTTTCATTTCGCGTTTTCTTTCCAAGTGAATACCGCTTCCGTGTCGTATGGTGTTTTAAGTTTCATTTCTGCGAACCCTCGTTTAATTGCTTCTTTTTTAAGTGGATCAACTGTAAATCCTTGATTTGGTCGAGTTCGGCGCGGAGTTCGGAGACAACGCCGAATTTGTCGTTCTCCAAATCAATTTCAGCCAGAGCTATAGACCGTTCTCCGATATATATTAGCTCTTTAATTTGCTCCCGCGCCTCGTCGCGCTCGCGCTCAAATTTGCGAGCAATGTCTACAAAATTAGGTAAGTTTGTTAAGTTGCAATACCAATCCGATATAAGTTTGTCTGTTTCTGGTGTATCACTCATTTCGCGTCCTCCCATTTTCCGATTGTTTTTAGAAAAGCCTCTGCGCGTTGACGAGCGGTAGCGTGGATATATGAATCGTCTCCAAAGTTTGCTGGAACAATTCGTTTCAACTCTTCAGCAAATTGCCAAAAATCTAAGAGTCGCAAATTTGAAATCATCCACTTCTCCGCTTCGTGCATCGCGTTGAGGTCGTTGCAGTAGTTAGGAAAAGCATATGGTTGAACTGACGGGTGCGCCCATCCACAGGCTTTTGCGATGGCGATGTTGATTTGCTCGTCACTCATTTCACACCCTCCAATGCCGCCCGTGCAATCAGTCCCATTTTTTCGCGATCCGCGTAAACATCAACTCCGTCGACAAATAAATCCTCGATTTTCATCAACGCCTGCCGCGCCTCGTCGCGTTCGCGCAAAGCATCTGCTAATTTACTACTAACCTCTTGCAGTTTAGCATTTGCTTCGCCTCGCTCCAGCTTGTTTAACAACTCGACCAATTCTTTCGCCTCTTTTCCGTGCTGAAGGTGGAAGCCGTCGTTGAACCCCCGCTCGTCTTTCCGGCGGACCCGCCAAAGGTCGTAGTAGCAGACGTCGCAAAATGTTTCCCACTCACTCATTCCACGCCCTCCTGTGAAACATCGTCAGCGCACTCCCAGCATTTCTGTTCAGGCGTGCAAACGGGGCATCTCCCGCCCTCCATCAGTTGGTCGAGTTCGACGCGGAGTTTTGCTGCATCGCGTTCGCATGGCCCATCGTAGTATTGCACTGCTAACTCAATCGCCTTCTGCGCGATGTCGCGCAGCTTGGCGTTTTGCTCCCTCGCCTCGACAACTCGCTGACCTTCCCTTAAAGCCCTTTGGTGTTCCTCTTCCCAAGAAACAATAGCTACGCGCTCAAGCTCCCGCGCCTCGTCGCGTTCTTGCTTTAGTCGGTCATTCTCTTGCGCTGCGACCAACTCTTCATGCTCATGTTTTCGTTTAATGTCTTGCAGCTTCATGACATCCTCCCTCGCCTCGTCGCGCTCGCGCTTTAACTCCGTATTTTCTGACAGCAAACGCACTATATTTGCTTTCATATCTTTAATTTTTTCACTCATTTCGCGCCCTCCTTCCGTGCCGCGAGCATGGCGTCGGCTATGTCGTAGCAGTCTTTTGCGAGTAATTCTCGGTGTTCGTGTGGGTGAGCAAACCGATGGGCTTGCCCTTGTAAAGCCATCCCAGCAAACCAATCGCGCAGCGACATTCCGCCCTCAGCAATCGGCTTGTATGTGTTGGGCGCGACATATTCCCGCAGGTGTGGAAACGCTGGGCCTCCGTCATTTATTTGTTCGTTTGTCATTTAGTTCCTTTCTCCTTGAACCAGTAAGGAAAGTGGCCGTAGTCTCGTGGTTCGGTGACGTTCTTGTTCTCCCCGCAGACATCGCACTTGCCGTAGTGCCAAGTTGATATGCGGTCTTGCTTGTTCGCGCCGTGCTTGGTTCCGCAGTCCCAGCAAGCCCATCTAGGATAGTCTTTTTTCATGCGAATGCCTCATCGGCCTTGATGGCGAGTTTGACGCTCAGATTGCGGTGTCCGTTCTCGATGTCGGAGTAGTGCGAAGCACTGATCCCAAGCATCTTAGCAGCCCCTCGCATGGTTATCCGTTTAGCTATTCGCCTGACTCTCATGTTCGTTGCTGCTAATCGTTGCAGTTTTGAAAGCACCTCCCTTTCGTGCCTGATGGTTATTTCGGTTTGCTGCATTACGGTTGTTATTCTTGTTATTTTCATTGGTTTTCCTCAAATCCTGCGATTTCAGCCGCGCATCTGGCATACCCGGCTATGTCTATGTATGTATCTCGGGTTGGCGTGTAGACCGCCCGGGCGAGTTTAAGTAGAATCATCAAGTGCGCCACATCGAGGGCACTAAGGGGGGCCCCCACATCGGCTTTTCGCGAGCTGATGTAGGCGTTCCAAAATCGGGCGATCCGCTCGTGGTTGGGTTCTGCTGCGTCGTAGTCGCGTCGTCTATCCCCGGAAGTGACTTCAAGGGCCTCTTGTAGTATGCTTTTGCTCATTTGGTTTTTAGAAAAGATTCTGCGGCGTCTAAGGCATCTCGGGCCCCGGGGATGTGAGGCCCATCTAGTTCATCCAGTCGCAGGATGCAGCGCCTTAAAAAATATGTAAGAGCGCTCATAAAGCTCTCCAGAAGTTGTGTTTTCTCTTCCAGAAGCTCCGCTGTTTTGGTTAAGTGAATAAGGGCGGTGACGAATTTTTCGATCCGCTTCTCTTCGTCTGTCGGAGCGAATTCTAGGAAAGCTGGCGTGTTTTCTCCCACCCAAGCCCCCTCGGTGTTGTAAGCCATGTATTCCTCGCATCCGAGAATTGATTCAGCGGCTTTCACAAGGCTTTGGAAGTTTGACCGAACCGTCTCATTAAATTCTTCTTCAGTCATTTAGGTGTTTTCTCGTAGGCTTCGACGGCGTCCCGAAGGGCGTAAATGAACCCAGCGGTCGGCGCGGTATCTTTCCAACTTGGCTGATCCCAGCGAGCGATAAGCTCTTTGGCCTTTCCCGCCATCACATCCGCTCGTTCAAGGTCGCCAATCACTCGGTCATGCGCTTCATCGGACTTGCGGGCGCTGATACGCGCCACGTCCCGTTCGGCTTGCATGACTTTAAGTTGCATCTTCAGCTCATCTCGCTCTTTGCAAAGTTTATGAACCTCCAGCATATTTTCCGCCGCAAGCGTGTCGTATTTCGCTTGCACCTCGTCGCGCTCGCTTTCGGCTCGCGCTAAGCGTGCAGCTATTTCCACAGCATCAACAGATAGCTCGAATTTTTTGCGCCATTCGTCGCGCTCGCGCACCAAGCGTCGGGCTGTATTAGCTGGAACCCAATGCTTGTCTCCGTCAATTCCGCGTATTCTGGTCATAAAAGCATCCACCTCTGGTGTATCACTCATTTCTTAACTCCTTGAACCAGTGAGGAAAATGACCGTAGTCCCGAGGTTCAGTGACATTCTTGTTCTCCCCGCAGACGTCGCACTTGCCGTAGTGCCAAGAGGATACGCGGTCTTGTTTCTTGTTCGCGCCGTGCTTGGTTCCGCAGTCCCAGCATGCCCAGCTTGGGTATTCGTTTCTCATTTAAGAGCCTGTATACTAATTGATTGGGATGGTAGATTGAACAAGGTGCAGTATTCTTTGAAGAACCTGCTTTTAAGGAACCTGACCGCCGATGCTTGGTGCATGTCCGCCTCGAACTGCATACCTGCATCTTTGTCTTTGGTTTCACGTTTGGCGTCTCGCACGGCGAGTTCCACCATTTCTCTTAGTAGCTCACGCCACGGTAGTAGTTCTTCATTCATAATTCTAAAAACGCGGGGGTACCCGACCCAACCCACGCCCCTTCGGTGTTAAAACTGAAATATTCTTCTGCTTCTTCGTGCGACATCCCCTGCTTCACTAAGCAATGCAGGCATTTTTTTCTGTCGTACACTGCTATTGGGCTGCCGAACTGCCTTGCCACTCCGACAAACGCGGCTTCAAACCCATCCGCTAATAAAACTTCCTCACCATCACCCAGATTGTCTAGGGCGCGTCTTATTCGTCGGTTAACCATCATTTCTTCACTTTCCCCTCGGCTGACCATAAGGACAGATCGCTTAGCTCGTCCGTGGCGCGCCTCCACTCCTCCTTAGTGATGTCGCCTTTGACAAAGGCGTCATTTACGTGGCGTTGCTCTTCCGCCCTTGTGCGGAGAATACCTGCTGGCAATGGTTTTTTATCGCGCATTTTCACAGGATATATGAGGGTATTTTTTATCTGGGAAAAACCGCACAGACGCCCAAATTGACTGTGCGTACATTTTAAGTCTTTCTACAAAACTTAATTCTACCCATTTAACAGAGTAGACCTCTCATTTCTCCCTATTTCGTTGTTTTGGTTTCATTTATTCCTTTCTTGGAGGTCAGCATGGCGGAAGATCAAAGCCGCGTCTGCGTTGGCTAGTGTGATTTTTTGGTTTGGGTACAATCGTTGGGCTTCTGATTTAAGTTTGTTCTTCCACTCTGTTTTAGACGTCCCTTTGCTCGACCCCATACCTAGAGCTTTTTGCCATGTCTGAGGCGTAACTAGTACGAGTTGAAACTTCAGAGCCATGAGCATGCCTTTCAGCACTCCCCAGTTAGAGGCGTAGCTGGCCATCGCCGAGGATGGCATTGGGTTACCTGTAAATTTTACTAGGTTCTCCAAGTAGCATATTCGCTCTTCGGATTCTGATTTTGAGAGCATCTCTAACAATAAGAGTAGGTCCCCCTCGGTGTCTGGAAGTGGGCCAGTCAAAACCGCCCCAGTACCGAGTCGAGCCATAAACCCCCCGTTAGACCCGGGGTCTATACCAAGTAGTGTAGCCATGTTACTTGGATATTATACCCTTAACCCGAGAAGAGGCTCTACGAGCAGCCACCGAGCATCCTTGGTCTAGCCACCATTGGATGTCGGACTCTCGAAACTTTGGTTTACCTGCGTGCCGTATGTACGGGATGGGGTTACTTTTTTGCTTCATAAAGTTGTCTATAGATCTAGTCGTCGTGCCCAGGCGTTTTGCAACGCCTTTTTTGTCGTACAAAGATTCGTCCGAAGACAAATCCCCAACGACTTCTTCCATGCTTATCTCGACCCTGCCACCCGCCAGGACTTTCACTCGGAAAGCCCCAGCGCATTCTACCACTAAACGAGGGGACATTGTCATTACGCTAGGGATTTTTTTTCTACATCCCCGGGTTTAATGTCACGCAAAAGTAGTTTTAAAGCTTGCTGCGCTAACTGATCCCGTGTAATCCCAGCCATTGTAGCCGCTTCGGATATGGTTTCGTCTTCCTCACAGGTCAGATCAATTTCTATTCCAGTTTCCATCGTTTGGTGGGAGCTGAGTTGCATATACTTTTCTTATTATTTCTAAGTTGTTATTTGGTTGTGGGTTTTTTGTTAGTCTGTTGGTTATTCAGTAATACACCCAAAGCAGGTGATACAGTTATTAAGTTGCTTTCAAATTTGCGACTAAAAAAAATGAAAGCGGCTACTGCTATTTTGTAGCGTGGCCTTCATCGGGCCTTGGCTGTCTAATCAATATGGTTTTTTTTTCTTCTCTTAGTTCTTGAGCCAGTCGGTAAACTGCTTCTCTCAGCAATACGGAGGCTGTGAACCCCATTTTTTTCGCGTACTCTTCGAGCGCGTCATAGTCTGGCGTGTCAATAATAAAAACCGCACGTCGTCGGTTATCTGCTAGTTTGTTTGGCATAGTTTTAAGGTTTTCTGTTTAGTTATCCGGAGTCTCACCGGCCACTCACTTGTATTATAGTTGAATAATATCCTATCCCATCATTAGTTTTTTCTTGTTGGTTTTTTTTGTTTAGTCGGGTGGATAGCGAACCATTTTTTTGCTTCGCTCTCCACCGCGTTTGCTTTATAGTTGGCTTGAACTTGCTGCGGTGAATTACCGCATTGTTCCGCTACTTTCGCATCGTCACGCAAGATAGCCATCATATAAGATATGTAGGAATGTCGTAGGCCATTATGCACCCACTCAACCTTCGACGCCTTAGACAACCTACTCGTCATTTTGTTCGGACTTTTTGTGGGGCAGATAAAACCTTTTTTTTCGCCCTCATACGAGTTGAGCCATCCAACAAGGTTATCCGGCATTTTCGCAACCCTACGCCGATTGGTTTTGGTGTGCTTCGCATCAAGCACAATTACTTTTTCTGAAAAAACTACGTCGCTCCATTGTAGACGCGTTATTTCTGCTGAGCGGACTCCTGCAAACGCGCTGATAGCCAAATACGGGACACATTCTTTTTCGGCATGCGATAAAAGTTTTGCCATTTGGTCGGGTGTAAAAATCCCTGGCGATCCCGAAGACTCCACTTTGTAGGTGGTGGCTTTAGTGACAGGGTTCATCATTCCGCTGGGCAGATATTCTTTTTCTATCGCCCAATTGAACAGCCGTGAGATGGATTGTTTGTGGTTGTTCCGAGTTCTGTTTGACCATGCTTCCGGCTCGCTCAGATATTTGTCTATGTCCAGAGTTCGGATGGACGCTACGGGAACTCTCATTGTGTCGCGGAACCTAGTGAGATGTGACCGCACCGTCTGGATATCTCTGAGTTCGTTGCCCGCTTTTTTAACGCCCTCCAAATATTTTTCGACTAGTGTGTCAAGCGTAATTTTTGGAGTGCTGCTGGGGCTCCCTTTCATCGTCAAGTAATATTCTACAGCGTCCATTAGCGAAACCCCACCCAGCCGCTGTTCGCAAGCCTCGTAATACAGCGCCTTGCTAGATGAGATTTTTGCTGCAAGCGGCTCCCCATTTTTAAACTGCTCCTGCACGAGCTCTGCGTGGTTCATCGCAGCGACTTCATCAGAAAAACTCATGCGCTGACGTTTCTTTCCAACCGACCACGCGACTACATAGACGGTCCAATTCCCACGATTGGTATTTTTGTAGATGTGCACTTTCCCATATCTCGTCACTACATGTTTTGGGTAGTCATCTACGGTTGACAATTTCTGTTTCGGCATAAAATTTCTGTAGTTGTATTGACACACATGACACTTTTCCGTTCAAACCAAAAGTTAGGTTTTTTTGTCACATCCGCCCAAAAGCATAGCTAAAGCGTTCGTAAATATTGACAAAGTAACGACTCAAATTTAGCCTAAAACTGGGAAAAATAATACCAAATAAACATTGAAGTGCATCCTGATAATATACCACTTTTTCCATATGTCGTTTGAAATAAAGAGATAGCTATGGGTTTATTTCCCAGATATTACACCTATTGCTACGGATTCGAGCCCCGTAGGCTCCGCTTCTTTTTTTCAAAAGAGCGGTCCCCGCAGAACCCCATAAAACCTAGCTCTGCGAGCTTTTGCTTTTCCGTTTTCCCAACCCCCCAAAAAACTAACATGACGGTGTAATGACAAGTTTATATTGTCACTTGGATATTATACCCTTATAGCAATTTATGCCTGATACCGCTAACCAAACCCGCAACCCACCCGCACCAGACATGGAATTGCAGTGGGGCGTGTGGTGGAAAAAAACTGATAATCCTCTTATGCGCCACCTAAAGGCGTTCCGCCTAGGGCCCACTCAAGTACCCAATGGGCTTGGGCGGGCGGGCCACTTCAAAGCGATTAGCGACACGCTTTGGGGCCCCACCAATAAAAGAAAAAAATTCGTGTGGCACCCTTGGGCTGACCGGATGTTGGAAGAGGCTTGTGAGGCCATGGAGAACCCCAAAAGTTTTTTGGCTATTGCTGGTGCGGCTAGCACTGGCAAATCTGATTTTGGAGCGGTCTGGGCGATCGTTAATTTTTTGTGCTTGCCAAGTAAAACGATGGTCTTGGTGACCTCAACTTCCTTGAAAGATTCTCGCAAGCGTATCTGGGGCGCAATTCGAGATTACTGGCAAGCGATACCTGGAAGAGCCCCAGGAAAGCTTGTGGATTCGGTCGG